ATAAAAAGAAAAAAAAGAAAAAAAAGAAATTAGATAAATCTAACAGTAGGAGGAACACCATGTTCACAACTAAAGAAGAAGCTCTTGAATTCTATCAGGACAACGACATCGAAGAAGCAAAAGCAGTGGTTATGGCGAAAGCCTTATTCCCTGAAGATGACGATGACAAAGACCCTGATTCCGAAGAAAAAGAAGAAAAGGGTTTGTTAAAATCACTTCTTCAGAAGGTCAGCGATCTGGGTGATGCCATGAAAAGCAATACCGAAGATGAAGACGAAGATGAAGACGGGGATGATGAGGATTTTGTAGATGCTGATTTAGACGATGAAATGGTAGACGTTTCAGACGTACTTGGCAATATGGACAAATCCATTAAAACCACAAGTAACACACTTGATGAACTGCTCCACTACACGAATGAGAGAGATACAGCAATGGCAGAGGCTCTTGGCGAAGTGGGTGCGTTGAATGACAAGCTGGATGAGATCACCAAATCCCTGAAAGTAAATCTGGACGGCAATGACGTATCGCTGAACCATTTGGTCGCTGTTATGGCAAAATCCGTATCAAACGTGAATGTTGACATGAATCAGTTTGAGATTGTAGGAGACCCGACAGGAAACGGTAATCCTGAAAAGGTAGACCTTCCAGCATGGGTAGAAATGCAGACAGACCTTACAAAAGGCATGGAAGCAGGAAAGATTACTCCACAGGAAGCAGTACAGGCAGAACAAGCTCATCGTCAAGGTGTTGCCGGATTGGTCAAATCCATCATGGATAAGTGCCAATAAGAATTAACAATTCACAATAAGGAGAAGAACCATGAATATTTTGAATGGTCTTGACTACACGTCCATTCAGGAGATTAACAAAAGTCTTACTGAAAAAGGAAGTGTAAGTTTCAACCAGTCACCAGCGATGAACAAGGCGTTCGGCGCAGGTGAAGATTACTCAACCAGCCTGACCGATTTGGACGAACTATCCGGTGGAAGGGCGATCACAATTGAGAATATTGATCGTGATTTAAAAGTGACAGCGGAACAGCAGTCGGAATTAGTCTGGTGGAATCTGCTAAAGAAATCACCAATTTATGCAGTCTTGGATCAATGGATGGCGCAGTCCGATCTGGGTATCAATTCCCATCGGCATGTATTCGGTAAGTTCCGTAAAGAGAGCCAGTTTCCGAAGACATCTGATGTGACACTTGAACGCAAAATTGACACCTCTAAGTTTATCAGAGACATGCGAGATATTACCCATGTTCTTGAAAGCGTCAAGACTATGGTCGATCATCACAACGTGATAAACAGAGCCGCCGCAACCACAATATTGGAAACGGCTGAACTCGCAACAATGTTCGGGAACAGCGATGTTATCCCGACACAGTTCGACGGATTCTACAAAAAACTGACCGATGCAAAAGCTGATGGTTACGATGCCGTCATTGACTGCCGTAAGACAGGATCAAGTAGCGGGAGTCTGGGAGATCAAGTTACTGAAGGACAATTGGAATCAGCCGCAGAGAAAATCCGTAATTCATTTGGAGTAGGAACAAATATGGTTATGCCATATAAAGTGAAAAGCGATTTGAACAAGATTCTGCCATTGAATCGTCGTGTGATACCGGGCTTCCAAAAGGGAGCAGGTAACTATCTCGGTTTACCAGCCACAGGATTTTATTCTGACTTCGGCTGGGGAGGCTGGGGTGAAGGTGCAGACCCTCACTTCAAGTTTAACCCAGTTAATGACACATTCTATCCGGGTGGAGAATCGGGTTCAATGAAAGCACCTGCCTCCGCAATCGGAGATGCACCCACAGCACCCACAGGCGTAACAGCCGCCGTTGCAGGCAGTGGTAGTGAATTTGCAACTGGTGATGCAGGAGACTACTTTTATAAAGTAGCATCCTTAAATGCCGACGGTGTATCAGCATCAGTCGCATTAGTAGAAGCATCAACCGTAGCCGCAGGAAATAGTGTTACATTAACCATCGCCGCTAATGATGCCACGATTACAGGATACGCTATATATCGAAGTGCAAAAGGCGCAAGCGATGCAAGTGACTGTCGATGGATTGCTGACGTTAAAGCGGATAGCCCGACAGGAAATACATCATTTGTTGATTCAAATAGCGTACTTCCCGGAACATACACATCCGTGTTAATTTCCAATGCTCCGCAGACAGGAGCGGTAGATTATCGTCAATTAATGCCGTTTGTTCGTATGCCGTTAGCATTCGGATTGAACGGGATCGTCGGAGTACCGTATCTATATATGTGGTACGGCTATCTCAGGACAGCAAAGTTGGCGAATCCACGAACAGGTGGGACTTACCACGTATTGTTCAAAAACATCCGCTGGTCTGAATCTCAGTTTTAATTAACTCATTATGATTCACTGGTGACGGGGAGAACTTACTCCCCGTCACCATACAGGCGGTAACCAGAAAGGATAAGGCATGAAAGTTATTATTGCACCAAATACAACCACCATCAATCGTGTCACATCAGAAGGAGACGTGGTCTTCGAAAATGGCGTTGCGGATAAATTCACTAAAAAACAGGCAGAGTTTTTCAAAGGGATACCCGGATTTGAAGTTAAAGATTCAGAAGACGGAATCCATCCTGACCTAAAAGATGATGTCGTGGAAGACCTCCCCGAATCAGATGTCACGGAAACGCCGGAATTACCAACACCGAATGACAAGCTGAAAGATATTATTGATTTTGCAAATGCTCAAGGTGTTGACATCGCTGAGGTGAATACGAATACCAAGAAACCAGTATTAGAAGCTATCTATGCGCATTTTGGAAAATAGGAAATGCAAACGCTCTTTCTTGGAAAGACTAACAGAGTCTCGCTAAACACGGCAAAACCTGTAGATGACGTAAAATTATCATTACTCACCAGTACGGGTACTGTCCTTAAAGACAGTAACGGGGTCGATATATCCAATGTTATCGCTACCAGCGGAGACAGCGGATACTACATTGACCTTGCCCTACATGACAGCACATCCGAAAGCGACGTATATCTTTATTGGGAATGCTCGAACAACAGCATAGCCGTCGTCCTCGAAGATGAATACAGCCCTGAAGACGGAGTTGTTACCCATCAAATAGACACCGAAGCGTTACTGATCTCGCCGTCCTACCTGATGGACAACTACCTACGGGGAATCACCGTAGCTGATATAGAAAAAACATTTGTCGGTGAGGGATATCGAAAAACTTTAAAACGCCAGATCAGGGCGGCTACCGACGGACTCCAACGTGAAGTGATGGTACATTTCATGCCTAAAACCATCACAGGGGAACGCCATACTTTTTATATGTCGGAGATACCTGAGAAATTCTGGACAGTCCGATTATACAACGTCCCGATTATATCCATTAACAGAATCCAGTTAAAACTTAACGATTACGAAATCGTGGAAGACATCCCGTCAGGATGGATACAGACCGAAAATCCAAAGGACGGGATGGTCAGCATTATCCCATACGCAGGTGGAGTCGCCGCTTTCGTGTTTAGAATCGTTACGCAGGGTGGAATGGGTGCGGCTTTATTATTTGGAGAAGCCTCCAACATTCCCGGATTTTTCTCATACGATTATACCACAGGGCTGGATTGGGACAATTTAGACATCGCCGAAAAAGAAGACATTAAAAGCGCAATCGGCAGACAGGTGGCGATCCATTTCCTGCCAAACCTCGACATCCACAGGGGAATCTCCTCCGAATCCGATTCGATAGACGGAGCTTCCTCCTCACGCAGTTATACGTCCAGCGCAACCTTCGGCGAACATTCAGCCGCTATTGAAGCGTACATAAAACAGCAAAAATTATGGGTAAACCAATTTAAACGGAAATACCTCACACGTCTACCAATGGACGGATACTCACCTTGATAAACCTAACCACAACCATAGACCAGAATAAACTGGATCAACTTATTGGCGCATTACGGATGCTTGGACAACACCAACTGCCCGGTATGGCAAGAGCCGTCCAAGCGGCGACATTAGCCGTACAGCAAAAATGGGTAGATAAATGCAAGGGCGTATTTGACAGACCAACTGGAGAATATATTAGGGGAATACAGGAAGGGCATATTTATCCGCATAATAACGATCCGTATTCAGGTGCAATTATTAACACACAACCTCATGCAAAGTTTATCGAAAACGGAACACCTCCACATGACCTGAAAAAAGCATTATATACCTCATCGCAAGTAAGGGTCTCAAAAAAGGGTAAACGCT